TAAGTATGGCAGAATACTTGGACAGTTCAAAATGGAAGATGGAAGTATTCTTAATGAGAAGATGATATCAGAACATCATGCTGTTGCATATCATGGACAGTCTAAAGAAGAAATCGCAGAGGGGCATATTGCCAATAGAGAGTTCGTTAATCTCTAACTTTCGTTATAAATACAATTAAGGAGATTTCAATGGCACTAACACCAAACTCATTTAGTGATGCGTCTGCGTCTAAGTCTAGAAGCACTAGACTATACAAAGATATCAGTTTGTCTTTCACAAGACATCCTATTACTGGTGACATCGCTAAGTTGACGGATGCAGATGCTGTAAAGAGAAGTGTAAGAAATCTTATCAATACAGATTTTTATGAGCGCCCGTTTCATCCAGAGATTGGTTCAGATGTAAGAAGAACATTGTTCGAACCTGTTGATGAATCGACAGCTATGAACTTAACAACTTACATTGAAGAAGTTATTGTAAACTACGAACCACGGGCAGACTTGGCATCAGTTAGAGTTGATGCTGATATTGATAGAAACGGATACAATATTGTTATTGAATTCTACCTTCGCAATTCTGAGGAAGGTCTTATTTCTATGGATGTTCAGTTACAAAGACTGAGATGATATCAAAACAATTAGAGAAGAGCAAATAATATGTCACAAAAATTACAAGTCACAGAGTTGGATTTTGATTTAATCAAAGATAACCTAAAGACATTCTTGAAAAATCAAAATGAGTTTACAGACTATAACTTTGAAGGTTCTGGTATGTCACAGATTGTTGATCTGCTTGCATACAACACACACTACCTCGCAATGAATGCTAACTTCGCAATGAACGAAGCTTTCTTGGACACTGCTACTCTTCGCTCTTCTGTAGTATCTCACGCCAAGAAACTTGGTTACACTCCACGTTCTGCTCGAGCTCCTATTGCGTATGTTGATGTAACTCTTAACTCATCCACTGCTACTAGTGCTACCCTTGCTAAAGGGACACGGTTCACCACAAAGATGGATGGTAGCACATATGGATTTGTAACAAATACGGATTTGTCTGTTACTCCATCAAATGGTATTATGAGATTTATCAATGTTCCAATCTATGAAGGAACTCTTGTTACATCCAGATACACTGTTGATTTGAATAACATTGAACAGAAGTTTGTGGTGACGGACACAAGAGCAGACACTACAACACTACAAGTATCTGTACAGAATTCTACTAGTGACTTAACTACAACAGTATATACTCTTGCAACTGACATTACTCAAGTAACATCTGGTGCAAATGTTTATTTTATTCAAGAAGGTGCTGATGGTAAGTTTGAAGTTTACTTTGGTGATGGAGTTGTTGGTAGTGCAATCTCTAATGGTAACATCGTTCAACTTCAATATGTTGTCACAAACAAAACAAAAGCTAATGGTGCAAACCTCTTCTCTACTACATCTGTTGACGGTGAGACTGATGTGACTGTCGCAACTTTGATTGCAGCAAGAGGTGGTGCAGAACCAGAATCTATTTCATCTATAAAATTTAACGCTCCCCTAGATTATTCATCACAGGGTAGAGCAGTAACTACACAAGACTATAAAACAATTCTTCCTCAAGTTTACGCTAATACAAAAGCAGTTCAAGTATGGGGTGGTGAAGATAATGATCCACCAATCTATGGACAGGTGTTTCTATCTGTAAGAACTAAGTCTGGTGTCAACTTGACTCAAGCACAAAAGAACAGTGTTGCAAATGATTTGAAAAAGTATAACGTAGCATCTATTCGACCTACTTTTGTTAATCCAGAAGTAACAAAAGTTAAACTAAAAGTTAATTTTAAGTTTGATAGTAAAACTACAACTAAGTCTGTGGGAGATATCGAAACTCTTATAAGACAAACAATAACAAATTATAATGATAGTGATTTACAAAACTTTGATGTTGTGTTTAGACATTCTAAATTATCTAGACTTATTGATGCAACAGATACATCAATTCTTTCAAACACAACAAGAATAACTCTTAACAAAGTTTTAACACCAACATTAAATACTGTAACTCAATATATTATTAACTTTAATAATCCATTGTATAATCCACACACTGGGCATAATTCTGCTATGGGTGGTATTACTAGTTCTACAGGTTTTACTATTGCTGGAAATACAAATACACTATATCTTGATGATGATGGAAATGGTAATATCAGAACTTACTATCTAGTTGGTGGTACTACTAGAAACTATGTTGATGAAACGGCAGGAACTATTGATTATGAAACTGGAAAGATTGTTCTTACTGATTTGAACATTACTTCTACAAGTACTGGTAATACAATATCAATTGATATTCTTCCTGCTTCAAATGATATTGTGTCTGTTAGAAATCAAATTCTTGAGATTGATACTGGTTCTGTATCAATTGATGGAACTGTTGATATTATTGTGTCTGGTGGTTCTTCTGCTGGTACAGGATATACTACAACGCAAAACACATACTAGTAAGGTTTTTAGATGACTAGTCCAACACTAAAAAATAAAGTATCTCCCCATATTCAAGAACAACTGCCTGAATATGTAAAATCGGATCATCCTTTATTTTCTTTATTTCTGAAATACTATTATGAGTTTTTGGAATCTGGCGAGCTTACCGTATCAGGTTCTAATGATTATGTTATTGAAGAAACAATAAGTAAAAATTATATTTTAGATGAACAAGAATTAAAAGTTGTTCTTGAATCTTCTGCTGGTAAGTTTACTGCTGGAGAAACTATTGTAGGTTCTAAATCAAAAGCAACTGCAAGGGTTCTTGTAGATGACTTTGATAGTAATAATAGATTATTCATTACATCTCAACAAAGATTCGAAACTGGTGAAACAATTACTGGTTCATCTTCTGGTGCAACAACAACTGTTGTATCTTATCGTGCAAACCCTGTACAAAATATTCAACAGCTTCTGGAATACGCAGACGTTGACAACACAGTTTATAGTTTTCTTGATAAGTTTAGAGACTCTCTTATGGAGTCTATTCCAAATACTCTTGCTGAAGGTACAGAGAAAAGAAAACTTATCAAGAGCATTAAAGACTTGTATGCTGCTAAAGGTACAGAGGATGCACATAAACTATTCTTTAGAATTCTTTTCAATGAAGAAGCGGAATTAATTTATCCTAGAGATAATCTTATCCGTTCATCAGATGGTGAATGGTCTACAGACAAAGTAATTCGTATTGTTGAAAATGGAAACTCAGATTTTACGTCTGCTATTGGTGAGTTTATAACTGGTTCTACTTCTGGTGCAACTGCTATTCTTATAACTGTTATTAAGTTTAGAGAAGGTGCAACTGATATTGCTGAATTGAGTTTGGATGAAAACTCAATCGTTGGAGATTTTGTTGAGGGAGAAATTATTACCTCTACAGATATATCCAGAGATTTAGAAATTGCTGGTACTATTAAAGGAATTGTTACAGGACTATCTGTTACCAATAGAGGTTCTTATTATAATATTGGCGACACGGTTAATATTAAAACAGGCGGTAATAACGCTGCAACTGCCAGGATTGAATCTATATCGCCAGGTTCAGTAAATGAAATTCTAATTGAGGATGGTGGTACAGGATATACTATAGGTGATAATCTTGTATTCAATTTAACTGGAACTGAAGGTTCTAGTATTCAGGCAAAAGTTGCTGTAGTTGGTGGTGGTATAAGTCTAGAACAAACTACATCACCAGATTCTATTGTTACTGAGAACGATGAAAAGATACTTACAATTGCTATCGACAATTTTGAACTTGAAGATTCGACATTGGGCAACTCATACTTATCTAGTGAGTCGGGAGACTATATTGTTCTAGAAGATGATTCTCTTCTATTGACAGAGACAGATGCTCTGGAGTATGCAAAGCAAGAAGGTACTTCTACAGACCTTACTGGTGATATCATCATGGAAGATGGTAAACAACTTCTTAGAGAAGATGCAGATATTTTCTTCTCAAGTTTAGAGACTACAGTAGGTGAAGTTGACAATCTTGTTTTAGAAGACGGAACTCAAATTATTCTTGAACCAAGAACCTTTACTGACTTGGGAGTTGCAGCAGAGACAGGAGAGATTACTAAAGTTGAAGTTGTCAACTCAGGTAATGGTTTCTTAAAGACCCCTCTCGTTACAGTATCATCAACTACAGGCTCTGGGGCAGAACTTTATGCTTGCTCTACCTCTGAACCAAAGATTGGTGCTATCGGTGATGTTTCAATAACAAACTTTGGTTTAGATTATACCATTGTTCCAGAAGGACAGTTTAACAGAAACTTCATCATTAAGAATTACACTGGAACATTCTCTGCCGGCGACACTCTCACGAGTCACGTTGGTGAGGTTGTCAACTTTGATGCAACAAGAAACTTATTGATTGTTCGAACAGATGTTACTTTAGATGAGGGAGATGTTCTTACAACGATTACTGGTGCCACTGCAACTATAGTTCAAGGCGACTTCGCAACTGGTACTGTTGAAATAGGAACTGTTGGTACTACAGTTGGTGACTTCCAATCTGAAAGAGGTAAACCATCTGTTGATAGTATGAAGGTTCAAGATAGTTTCTACTATCAAGATTACTCATATGTTGTTCGTGTTGGTGAGTCTATCAACCAATGGAGAGACTCTATTCGCCGTTCTGTTCACCCTGCTGGTTGGAACGTCTTTGGTGAAGTATCGTTTGCATCACAAGTATCTGCAACAATTCAAGTTCCTGCTGCTGGTTCTATCGCCGACTTTACTGGTGACGATACGTTCTCACCAGAACTTGCATCTACATTCACTAACCTATTCACTACCATATTTGGTAGAAGATTGGGTACGGTAACTGATGGAACATCATTAGTATCTGCTCCTGTAACTGGATATTCAGATATATCTGATATACCAAATGGAAGAGATGTTACATTAACATCTGACGTTTCTGTTAGGATGAATCTAAACAGAGGTTCACATTATAGTGGTTCGACATTGGAAAATGTTGCAATGTTTGGATTCACTGCTGACCCACATTATGAAGATACATTCCTTCTTATGACAGAAGATGATAATCATCTGTTACAAGAGACAGGAGAAGATGATGCACACCACGGAGAAAGTGCTCATCAACACTTTGTTCAAGAATTTGAACATGAAGTTATCCCACACTATCCTGGCATTTACAGGACACCAACATTGGGTAAAGACTTCTCTCGTGACCAATATAGTCTTGCACAGATAGGACGGTATAGAATTAATGAACTTTCTGAACCAGATGGTTCTGGTGGGTATCGTATACCTCTTACAGCATATTCGACTATTATTAATATACCACCACCAAGTGAAATTATTATCACTCGCACTGGTTTGACTAATGCATTCGATAATAACTTTGCTACCTTCGATAGAGGTGATCAGACATTCGATGAGAGTGGTGGAACTCGTGATACTGCTGCAAGATACACAGATTCATTCGATCAGAATGATATGTACTTTGATAGTTCTAACACCAAGTTCGATAGGGCTGCTGGTGAAGATGAACAGTTGTTCTCAAGAACAAGTACAAAATTTGATAATGGTACAATAAGGTTTGATAATCAAATTGGCGGACTTTTGACATACGACCAAATTGATATTTCTATGGATTCTAATGCATATACCCTTGACGAAACCTTATAAATAACTGTATAAATAATATAAACTTTTAGGAGAAACTACAAAATGTCATATCAAGCAATTGGGCGTGGTTCTGCCGCAAATGACGGAACTGGCGATGACCTTCGTACAGGCGCAGGCAAAGTAAACGCCAACTTTACAGAACTATATACCAAATTGGGTGATGGTTCTTCTTTAACTTCTGATTCCTTTGTAACACTTACAGGAACACAGACACTAACTAACAAAACATTAACTGCACCAACCCTTAATGGAACTATTGGTGGAACAACAGCTGCAATGACAATCACTGCACTTACTACTGAAGGCATTTCAAATGCTAGTGGTGAGTTGGAGATTACTGCTGCAAACCAAGTAGTTGAAATTCAAGGTGGTGGTTCGAACTCAGGTGCAATCACACTGAACTGTGAACAGAATTCACACGGACAAAAGATTATCGCACAACCACATAGTGCTGGTGTAACAAACACACTGACACTTCCTGCTGGTGGAAACCAAGAACTCGTTGGTACTGCTGCAACACAGACACTTACTGGCAAGACATTGACTGCACCTACTATTACTGGTGCTGGTGCAATCGCTGGTGTGTTCACTGGCAACATCACAGGTAACGTAACTGGTAACGTAACTGGTAACGTAGATGGTATCGTTGGTGGTAACACTCCTGCCGCAGTTACAGGTACAACAATTACTGCAACACAATTTGTTACTACTGGTACTGGTAGTGCAATGACACTGAACACACTTACAACAACTCAACGTAATGCGTTGACTGCTGCAAATGGAATGATAGTATACAATAGTACTACAAGTAAAATTGAAGCATACGCTGGTGGTGCTTGGGTACAACTACACTAAGGGATAGATAAAAAATGGCCATTGATAAACTTAAATCTTCAGCTCTACTTGACGGTTCAATTGACACTGCCGATGTTGCTAATGATGCTATAACTAGTGCAAAGATTGATTCTGCTTCAACTGGTATGGCCCTTGCTGACCTTGCGGTAGATGGATCAACATTAGTTGTTAATGCTACTGATAATATGATTGGCATCGGAGACAACACGCCATCTCATAAACTTGATATTAAAGAAGATGGAACTACCGCAGGCATTCGACTACAGCACGGCGGAAGTAATAGTTATGCAACGATTCAAGGGCCATTAAATAGAAATCTAAGACTTGATATTAATGCCAATGGCGATACTGACGGTGTTCATATTAGAGATTTACGAGATGGCAGTAATGTCCTTGAGGTTCAAGCGGGCGGTGATCTTGTCATTAATGACGGAAACCTAGTAGTTGCTGCTGGTCACGGTATCTCCTTCGCTGCTGATGCGAATAATGCTGATATGTCATCTGAGCTTTTTGACGATTATGAAGAAGGCACGTTTACTCCATTTATGAGAATAAACAATGGTGTAGAAGGTATAACCTTTGGTCACAGATTTGGAGTTTATACAAAGGTAGGTAATCAGGTAACTTGTATGATTAATATGAATATGACAAGTAAAGGAACAAACGTAGGCGAAGTTACTATTGATGGATTGCCATTTACTGCTGGAGATCAGTTGCAATCTACATCCTATAATGGTACTACCTCATTCACTTATTTCCATAGTTTAGCTAGTAGTGTTTCATCTTTAGGTGGTTGGGTTGATGATGGGACTACAGAATGCCGCCTGCGTCATATAGATGGGAGTGGAAATACTAACACCCAAACTACAACTAACACCAAGATTCAGAACAATTCGGATTTTAGATTTTACATAACGTATTTTGCAGTATAATATGAAATTAAAATGGTTTGAAAGCACAGACTAAATAGTATTATAAGATTATAGGAAAAAACAATGGCAGCAATTATTACTGAACATTTCAGGCAACACAATGCAGAACAATTCTTTGAATCGTTCTCTGAGGCAGCGCCAAC